CAAAATCAACAAACTGAGCAAATAATACCTGAAACTTTGACAAATAAACCAGAGGGTGTTATATAACAACTTCTGCCACTGGGTGGCTTCTTTTATAACTAGGGGTTATAAGATGATTAAGTACAATGTAAGTCAGGAAGAATTTTCAACTTTAGACGAATCACAACAGGGGTTATATTCGCAGGGCGATGATGGCTTCACGTTAAATGTTGAAGGTGTGCCGAAAGAAGACGTAAGTGGTCTGAAGCGGAAAATTGATGAGTTGTTGACTGAGAAAAAAACAGCACAGCAAAAAGCAGTTGAAGCGGAAGAATTAGCTAAGGCTGAATCGGCTGAAAAGTTAAGAAAAGCAAATGACTATGAGCAACTGTATAACAGTTCTGAGTCAGAAAGAGAAAAAGCCTCGAAAGAGTTAGCTGAACTAAAGGCTACGATTGACAGGCAGAAGGTATCAAATGAAGCGACTGATGTGGCCTTTCAACTCACGAAAGACCCGGCAAGAGCTAAATTGCTTACTGAACAGATTTCTACACGCCTTGCGCTGGTAGATGGCGAGGTAAGAGTGTTGGATGGTAGCGGAAACCTTACTGTCAGCACTATTAACGAATTGACCTCTTCAATTAAAGCGGAATATCCGTTTTTGATTGATGGGTCGCAAGCCGCTGGGGGTGGCGCAACAGGTGGAAGCAGCGGGGCTGGGGATACCAAACAAGTAAGTCGTCAAGATTTTGAATCGATGGATGCGTCTAAGCGTATGAAGTTTGTTAAGTCTGGCGGCAAAATTATTTAATTATTTTTTTGGAGAACCAAAATGGCTTATAACACCACAATCGATGCCGATTTAATGTCGGACATCTACGTTGCCGCTGATGTAGTTGGTCAGGAAGCAGTCGGCTTCATCCCTTCCGTAACTATGAATGCTGAAAGCACTCGTGCTGGTAAAGGTGACTTTATCCGCGCTGCATTCACTCAAGAAGCTAGCCTTGGCGACATTGCTGAGTCTATGACTATCGCTGATCCTTCGGCTGTAACTATCGATGAGAAAGCGTTGCAAATGAGCAATGCTAAATCTGCTAAGTTCAGCTTAAGCGGTGAAGATACTCGTGGTCTTTCTAACTCTGGCTTATACAATACTGTTTACGGTGACTTAGTTGCTCAAGGTATGCGTAAGCTTATCAACGAAATGGAAAGCGACTTATTTGAAGCTGCTAAAAACAACGCTTCACGCGCAACTGCAAGCACTTTAGGCTCTACCTTGAACTGTATTGCTTCTGCTCGTCAGATTCTTGTTGATAACGGCTGTCCTACTGACGACTTAAGCTTAGTTGCAAACACTACTGATGGTGTTTTAATCCGCAACAACGCTAACTTGTTAAGTGCAAACCAAGCTGGTACTGACGCTGTTCGTGACCAAGGCATCTTGATTCCTGTTCACGGTTTAGCTGTTCGTGAGTCTTCTCAGATTGCTACTCACACAAAAGGTACTTTAGGAAGCAGCCCTTTAACTGATGTTACTGACGCTGTTGACGCAACCTCTATTGCCATTAACGGTGGTACTGGAACTATTGTTGCTGGTGATGTTGTTCAGTTTGGCGGAGCAGGTAACAAGCACGTTGTTGGTACTGGTACTGCTGATGCTTCTGGTGGCACAATTGTTCTTAACCAAGGCTTGTTAGCTGAAGTTGCTAATGATACTGCTGTTGCAATCGAAAATGATTACCTCGGTAGCTTTGCATTCCACCGTAGAGCAATTGAACTTGCTGTTCGCGCTCCAGCGATGCCAGCAGGTGGCGATGCCGCTACTGATGCAGTAACTGTCCAAGACCCACGCACTGGTCTAGTCTTTGAAGTACGAATCTACAAAGGCTATCACACCAATATGATTGAAGTTGGTGCTGTTTGGGGCGTTAAAGCTTGGAAGTCTAACTTCATCGCAACAATCATTTAATCTAGGTAGTGCTTAGCCGTCCTGTGGGGTTTCCCTCCCTTTCCCTGCGGGGCGGCTATTTTTTCAAGAGGTATATATGGCGGTTAGTGCGATAGTACAAGAAACCGGTCAGCAATCGACAACAGCTAACTCTTATGTTACTGCTGCGGGTTATGATCAGTATCTTGAAAACCGTTATTCTCGTACTGCTCTAGGTGATGTTGACGCGAACCGAAGAAATATATTTCGTGCAACCACTTACTTTGAGTCACTACAGTTTATCGGTTATAAAGCTACTGACGAGCAAGCTTTGCAGTGGCCTAGAAGTCAGATTTTAATTGATGGTTACAGTTACACTTCTGAGGAAATACCCTCTGAGGTTTTGGCTGCAATCTACGAATTAGCCTACGGGTATGAGCAAGGATATGCTCCTGACGCGCCTATACAGCGCGAATCCCTAAAGGAGAAGATAGGTGAGATTGAAGTTGAATATAAAGCTTCAAGTGCTCATCGTGTTTTATTGCCAGCAGCATCACAGGCTCTTAGAAAGCTGGTTAAGAACCCTATGAGGGTTGTGAGGGCATAGATGGCCTTTAATTACGCGCCTTTGGCGACAACAGCTACAAAATTAATCACCGACTTTGGTCAGTCAGTGACGTTTACACGTTTTTCTAGCGTCAATTACAACCCGGCTGCTGGAGTAGCTTCTAGTAGTCAAACTACTTATGACGCACAGGTAGTATTATTTGATCAGTTGAAAGTTGAAGATGGTGAAACTAATTTGCAGGTTAAAGAGTTCCCTGCATCAATGTCCTCATCGACAGCCCCTAAGATTGGTGATACTGCTACGATTAATTCAGAAAAGCTTAGGGTTGTTGAGATAAATCCAATACAACCTGCAGCAACGGTGGTTTATTATGAGCTTCGACTCAGAAGTTGATGCCGCAATTGCGAGGATTGAAGAAGATGCTACAACCGCTGTTCGCAACAGGGTTACTGATGTTATGCACGGTATTGTTTATTATAATGGTCAGCGGGCATTTGATACTGGGCTTCTTGTTAATAGTTGGGAAGCTTCTATCAACGAGCCTTTTACAAATGAAGAAGGTAATGGTGCTGTTAACGATAGAAGTGGGCCGGAGTCTGTTAGACGAATACAACAGATTTATAAAAAGATAAATCTTGGTAATAAGGTGTACTTTACTAACAGTATTCCTTATGGCACAGATAATGAGCTAGGAACAGAAAAAATACGTCCAAGAAGGTTTTTAGGTCAGGCTGTGCAGGAAGGAGGCAAAGATATTAAATGAGTGTTGATTACGGTTTAATAACGGAAAGCACTGATTTAACTGTAATTGGTGGTGCTACTACTGATAACTCAAAGTTTTTTCGCAATATTCGTATTGCGTTAGAGAGTCAGTTTAATCAAATGGCCGATGATGCAAGTATCACCACAAGAGTTTTTGAAAATATAGAGTTTGATGTTACCTCGCTAGAGAAAGGCAATCTAACTAATGAGTGGGTAAGAGGTACAATAATACCTGCGGAGACAACAGCTTCGAGCTCAGGCACTATTGGTCGAGATTTGCATCAAGGTATATTTCAAATAGACTATTATAATAGGGTTGGGATTGGAGCTTATAGCGATAAGCTAGATAGTATAGCTAACGCTTTTAAAAGAGGCTCAAAATTAAGCGTGAATGACAATGTTGTTCGCATTCGTAACGTATCACTAGGCGTGGGGCGCAGAGATGGTGCATTTTTTGTTAGAAATATAGATGTATCTTATTTTGCGGTAACACCCGCTAGGAGTTAAAAATGGCAATAGCAAGCGGAACTAATGTAGTCATTGGTTTTAAAGAAGAAACAACATATGGAACGTCAGCCGGGTCATCGACTGACTACGACATCATACCTTTTAAATCGGCAAGTTTGAGCCTAGCTAAGACCAATCACGAATCTGCCGTTATAACTGGTAATCGTGAAATGCAAGATTTAGTTATGGGTGCTCACTCTGTTACTGGCGATATTTCATTTGATTTAGCACACCAACCTGCATACCTTAAAATGATGCAAGCGGTGCTAGGAGAAGACGCAGATGGAGCTGATACCGCTTACGGTGTTGGCAGCACTCGACAGTCATTTACTATATTGCAAGACTACAGCACTGACCTTGCAGGTGGAAATGATGTACATATTTTTACAGGTTGCGAGTTTAATACTTTCTCAATGACCATTCCTGCTGACGGCCTTATTGAGTGTTCTGTTGGTATTGTTGGTGCAACAATGGCCCCTGCCGCAGACACATTAGACTCAAATGGTCTGGATGACGATGGTAGTGAATACATTGAGGCTAATGACCCTTACCACTCATCTAACGCTACGATTACAGGTGATTTTTCTGCTATTTGTACAGATTTGTCTCTGAGTGTTGAGAACGGGATTGAGACTACAAACATAGTTGGTAATACTATACCAATTCAGGGTGGAATCGGTAAATGTCGTGTAACCGGCTCTCTTACTGCTCATTTCACTAGCAGCACTTTACTACAGAAGTTTATAGATAATACCTCAAGCTCTTTAACAATCAGCTTTGGCGCGACTACTGGTGGTATGAGCTTTACTATGGCTAAAATCATCTATACTACAGGTGCTGTAGAGGTTGGCGGTGAAGGCTTACTGTCTGTATCGATGGACTTTGTTGCAGTAGCAAATAATGCTGCAACTTCATCACTGGTAATTGATACCGACCTATCTTAATAGGATAGGTAAACTATAGCCTCGCTGGGCGGGGCTTCATTTAATCCTTGGGGGATATATGAAACTAGACGAACTTTATACGACCGACTTACACGATGCAGGTGCAGAGGTAAGGATCTTAGACGGTGAGGGCAACGAAACGGATTTATACATAACTGTAGTGGGTATGGATTCAAAAGCCTTCAGAGCGCACACCAAGAGGTATCAGAAAGCTTATTTAGAGTCTTTAAGAGAAAAGAAAGACTTTAGTGAGGAAGAGATGACGGTCAGGGGGTTAATTGACTGCACATTGAGCTGGCGTGGCGTAGAAGAAAAGTTTAGTAAAAAGTTGTGTTCTGAATTGTATAGTAAAGCACCATATATCAGGGATCAAATTGATAACTTTATGGGCGACAGAGCAAATTTTACAAAAGCCAAACCGAAAAAATAATCGAGTTTGGTAAGTGGATATTTTTTGCCAACGGTCGCACACCCGGGGCTAAGTCAACAAGATTAGATACTTGGAAAGCAATAGAGAGGATGACGGGTACAGCTCCAGCGGAGTTAACTCGTCAGCCATTCCTAGATGACTGCTTGATCGGAGTCTGGGATGCATATTGCTTAATTGCTCAGGGCGTTGAAAATATAACGCTCCAAGACATAAAGGCGTATACTGATCTCTACGATGAACACTTAAGCATTTGGCAAATTGATGCCATTATGGGTCTTGATAGAGAAAGGCAGAAAGAATGGCAGACACAATCGCAAGGCTGATATTTCAAGCAGAAACTAAAGAGCTTCAAGCAGCCACAAACAGATTAAAAGAGATAGGCAAGGTATCTAAGTCTACTGCGTCTAGTGTTCGCTCTTTAAACAAAGCATTTAATGACCAGCACAAAGCCTTAAAGGGCGAGCTCCAAACAACCAGTAGTGCCACGCAGAAAAGAAAAGAGTTCGGCAGGGCTACTAAAAACACCGCATCTGAGATTAAAAAGTCAACGGTTATTGTTGACGCGCAGGGTAATGCCCTTAAGAAACTTAAAGACACTGAGAGCAAAGTCACTCAAGGTACTCAGAAAAACACCGAAGCAACAAAAATAGCTAACGCGGTAAGAAGAGCTGAGATAAAGGCGTATCAAGAGAACGCTAAAAGAAAAGAAAAAGCGGCATTAGCTAGCAATAAATTAACAAAAAAAGAAAAAGAGCTCACAAAAACAAACGAAAAGTTAGCTAACAGCTTTAGAAACGCATCGACAGCAACGGCTGCACTTCAAGGCCCGCTCAATGGCCTCTCTGGTCGATTGTCTTTTATAGCGACAGGTTTAGGTCGAATAGGTGTATCTGGCCTAGCAGCCTCTGCTAGTTTTGTTGGCTTAGCTTTTGCCATAAGAAACTCTTTACAAGTATTCCAAGAATACGAATTGCAAATGATGAAGGTGGAAGCCCTTGTAAAATCAACAGGCGGCACTGCTGGGTTTACATCGAATCAATTAAATGAAATGGCTGTTGGGCTAGCCACAGCAACAATGGCATCCGCTAATGAGATGCGTAACGCACAGGGAATACTTTTAACATTTAAAGCAATATCCGGCGATGTTTTTGAATCTGCTCTTGGCCTTACAGTTGATATTGGCGCAGCAATGGGTCAGACAGCATCATCAGGTGCTAAGCAGCTAGGTAAAGCTTTAGAAGACCCTGCCAGAAATATGACTGGCTTGACCCGCGCAGGTATATCTTTCACTAAGCAGGAAAAAGAAAGAATAACTGTATTGCAACGAAGTGGTGATTTGCAGGGCGCACAAGCAATCATTATTAAAACATTGCAGGATCAGCTAGGTGGAGCGGGTACAGGTGGTGGTTTAGCTGGCGCGGCAGATTTAGTTGCTGACAACTTTGAAAGATTAAACATTGCCATCGCTGAAGAGTTTGGGTTTGCCGGTCTTGCAACAAAAGCAACTTTGGGTCTTGCAAACGCTCTGGGATTTTTAACTGATAAGATAACAGAGACCCCAGAAGAGGAGTTAGCTCGGCTTTTAGGTACAGATACAGCAGCTTCTACAAGTACGGGTGGCAGGTCAAGGAATGTTAACTTTGACAAGCCCGCTCAGGAAAAATCATCACGCGGTAGTGGTAGGTCTAGGTCTGGAGGTGGTAGGTCTGCGAATGTAGACTTTGACCCGGTTCAAACAAGAATTAACGAGCTTCAAGCTATTTTAGCGGCAGAAGAAAAAGCTCGATCAGATGCAAAAGCTGCGGCAGCATTAAAGCAAGAGGAAATTGCAGAAGAGGCTAGGGTTGAGCAAGAAATATTAAAAAATAATTTACAAGTTCAAAGAGATGCAATCAAAGAAAACAGATTGCGCGAAGAGACTGATTTTTTAGATGCTAACGCTGTAAGGCTTGAAATGCTTTATAACCAAGCTGAACTTGAGTATGAAGCCGCAGTTCTCAAATATGGAAGATTAGATGAGCTAGCTGACATTAGGCGAGAAAAAGAAAGGCTTGCTGATGCAGAATTCAACAAACAAAGAATGGCAGATGCAAAAGCGGCAGAAAAATTTGAATTTGAGTCTAAAAAGCGTGGAGTGAATGCCGGGCTACAGCTTTTAGGGGCGTTCGCCAATGGAAGTAAAAAAATTAGAAAGGCGATTATAATTGCTGAAACAGGTATGGCTCTTGCGGATAACGCTAGAACAACTACTGTAAATATGGGCTTAGCGGCACAATCCCAACTTAGCCTTCCAACCCCAGATGCTCCTGCAAGAGCAAAAGCGGCGGCGGCAGCAGAAAAAACATTTGGAACAATTAGACAGGCAGCTATTATTGCATCTGCCGCAGGCAGGCTGTCTGGCGGTGGCGGCGGTGGCGGTGGCGGTGGCGGTGCTGCTGGAGCGGCTTCTGCTGCACCAATACAACCTGCGGCTAATGACGAGATAGTGGCTGCGCCTCAAGCTATTAACGTAACGGTAGATGGCTCTATTGACCCTACAGGCGCAAGGCGTATCATAGAGGCTATTAACGAAGCCACTGAAGATGGCTTAGAAATTAACGCATTGGTAGGTACATAATGGGCGCGATACTGGCAGAGAATAAATTACATCACGCTTATTGGCGGTCTGCCTCTAAGCCAACTATCACGACTGTTTCTGGTGGTGAAAAGTCAGGCTTTGAGTTTGTTAATATGTTTGATAACAATGCTCACACCTCTTTTAAAAACGGCACTGATGTTCAAAGCGTTATTAAGTTTGATTTTGGTTCAAATGTTAAGCTAAACGGGTATGCTGTTTACGGCCATAACCTGACAACATCTCAATCAATCAAATTAGAACACAGCACAGATGATTCGTCATATAACAATTTTACTGATTCAGCGGTTTACCCTGCAAATGGAGAGATTGCACCAGCTAATAATAATGCGGAGGCTTTTAGTGTCTACTTAAAAGGAGCTACAGTAACCGCTAGATATATCAAGGTAACTACTATTGGCTGGACTACAGATACATTTATATCAACGCTGGCATTAGGAAACTTTGTTGATAATGTAAACATATCTGCACCCTACACGATGCCTAGTTTCACACCGCAAGAGGTATCTATTAAGAGAAATAATCAAGGTAATTTATTAAGCTCTGATGTTAGAAAGATTCCGCAAAAGTTAAATATAAAGTTAACCACACTACAAGAGTCAGACCTTGATGCTACTCAGGCGAATATAACAACAGCAACAATAAATGGATTAAATACCACTTACTCCTTTATTGATTATCTAGGACATTTTGTCTCTCGGTTTCCATTCTTTGTTTTACACGATGACGGTGGTGATGGGAGTAACGCAGAGAAATTAGCTGATAGGAATAAGGTTTACTTTTGCACTATTGATAAATCATTAAGACAACCTGCCTTTGCCTCACCTACTACTCTTAACTGGAGCATTAACGCTACAGGTTATATATCGTGAGTAAGTTGTGGTCACCCTACAATCTCTATAACAATATTAAGCACTGGTATGATGCTACAGACCCGTTTGACAACAATTCTCTATCTGTACCTAGAACAGAGCCGCCAGAAGATCAAGTTGCTGGGTCTAACTGGACTTATGATACCTATGTAACCCCTTGGGTAGATAAATCTTTAACAAGACTAGATTTGTTTACAGATACTTCAGGTAGTGATTCTGCAGTGCGAGGAAAGACCCCGAGATACGGAGTTGGCACTATAAAGTCTATGGCTATTACTTCTGCTGGTAATGGTGTTGATTATTTAGCTGGAAGTGTTGGGGCTGGTGCTACTGTTAGATTGGGTTATGTTTCATTAACTCCTTTAGTTACAGCTAATAAACAAAATACTGGTGGGTCTGGTGGCACTGGTAATACATTTACCCCGCAGTCAGTAGTGGGAAATATAACTTTTGTTGCTAGTCAGGTAAACACTATACACGCTGTATACAGTGCGGTCAGTTGCTCTGTAGGTGATACATTTTTCTGTAATTTAGGTGGCGGTCAACAAGGCGTTGTTTTGACTGTAACTGCGCTTTATGAAAAGCCAATTATGGACCATTCAGCAAGGTCGCATAGGTCAGTACTCAAGACAGTAGATTTCACAAGACTAAGAATCTTTATGGTGTTTGCTGTAAACGCAGGGAATAATTTAATAGATAGCCCCGTTTTGCAAATTGGTGATAAAGATGATCAAAAAGAAATCACTTTAGCTTTTGATTTTGGTGAGGGCGCAATTCAACCTTTCACCAACCAAGATGTCCACATAAAAGCTAAGTATCAAGATACAGGTGGTACTGATAGAGTAAGTAATGGATTAACAGTACCTTTGAATTCTAGGGTTTTGTGTGAGTTTGTTATCAGCTCATCTGCCCCCTATGTTCAAGAGTTTATCAACGGCACTTTAACTGACGCCTCATCAACAACAGACGCATTAGCTCTACCTGCTGAATATGGTATTTATATAGCAGAGGATAAACGGCTTGGCACAAGAGGCATAAATAACTCTTGCGAATATATCATTGTTGATGAAAGCACTACAGTTTTAACTGATGCAGAAAGAAATCTTTTTAACGGCTACTTAGCTCATAAGTGGGAGGTTGATTTAGTCTCTGGGCACGCTTATGAGAATGCCGCGCCAGCTTTATCAGATACACAATTTTTTAGTGGAGCGCATAAATTAAATCCTAGAGAGCCATTGCAGATGGTCAAGATGTATCTTGATGAGTGCGATAATGTGTTTGGTGTTGTAGATGCGTTTTCAACGTGTAACGCTACACCCAGCACAGGCAATGAGTGCTATAACACCAAGCATACTTGTTTAAATTTAAGCAAATATAGAGTGAATACTAAGGGGAAAAAAGAAATAACATTCTCTCAAGAGGTAGGCAGAAACCTTGCTGGATTTGAACCAGCCGCTCACCCTGCTTTAATTTCTGTTACATCTGCGCCTAGTGAGATACAACCGACTAAGGGCGTTTCTGTCAGGTCAAATATAACTATAAAACTAAGAGATTTTATATCTGATGATAAAGGCATTGACCCATATTTTGCTACTCGCAGTATTATTGCCTTAGAAAACGGCACATTTTTTCAGAAGCTATTAGCTAGAAACCCACATTATTATGGTAGACCAATAGAAATATATGACGGCTTTTTTGACTTTGATGGCACACCACAGGTACACGATGGCAAAAGACAGTACATTATTGAGAGTCTACATTTAGACAATGATATTTGCACCATTAAATGCAAAGACCCTATGTCACTTGCTGATGACTTGAAATCGAAAGTACCAGAGCCAACTGAGTTTGCTTTAGGCGAGACATTAAATACATCTACCCATAACCATATCAATCTAAAATATCAGGGCTTAGCTTTAGATGGAAGCGTACAAGCAGACAAAGATAAGGTAACGACTTATTTTGGTGCTGATAATGCTACAGGATTCATTAGGATTAATGAGGAGATACTCGGTTACAGAGTTGACGTCAGTGGAAGTGAAGCGGCTTTAGATATTACTTCACGTAAAGATTGGGGTACTGATGGCAATACAGAGGCTTATGATGCAGATGATTCTATACAAAAATGTTTATCCTTTGGCACTTATGGAAACTCTGCTACAGGCTCAACTATTGACGATGTGGCCTATGAGATATTTGTGAACGGTGCTGGCATACCCACTCAAGCAATAAACCAAACCACAGGCGGTGAGTATAGCTGGGCAGATGAAAAAACTAACTGGCTTTCTACATTTAAGATAAACACTGTAATTAGTGAGCCAGAAGAAGCTAATAAGCTGGTCAATCAGTTAGGCTCTATGGTTGGTACAAATTTTTTCTACGATGACCTAGCCGCGAAGATTGTTATGCGGGCTGAGATGCCCGTTATCAACCCTTTAACTATTCAAACTATTACAGATGTTGATATAGTCGAGGATTCGTTAAAGATAATGAATTCAGAAAAAGACAGGATTAGTCGAGTTTATTATTACTACAATAGAAAAAATGGCGTTGAGGATAGGGATAAAAAGAAATCATTTAGAAATCTATACGTCAATATTGATGTGGATTCTGAAGGTAATGAGGAATACGCAAAGCAATCAAATAAAGTAATTTACGGTTGGGGTGTAAATGATACATCTACCGCAACAAGTGTTACACAGAGGATTTTAAACAGGTTTAAAAATGTACCTAAAACAGTATCATTTAAACTAGATGTTGGCTCTAAGCAAATTAAAACAGGTGATCATTTCTATTTACAGACTAAGTCGATAGTGAGTCTTGATGGCGGTATAACTGCGCGTACTGAAATGCAGTGCATCTATAGTAAATTCAATGATAAACTACAAGCATATGAGATAAAGGCTCAACAGTTTAAGTTTGCCGATGCTAACTTTGGCCAAGTTACAGCCAATGTTCTATCTATCACTGCGGCTGGTAGTGGTTATGCTGTAGACAATACAATGACATTTACAGGTGGTAGTAATGGTGCGACAGGCTTAACTTGTAAGGTTACTTCTATTGATGGGTCAAATGGTGTTACTGGTGTTGAGATTACCGCGATAGGCGATTTGAACACAGCAAGCAAGTATGTGGTCGGTGATGTTTTAACCGAGGGTGGTGGTACAAATAGCGGAACAGGTTGTCAGGTTACACTAGGCCGAGAATACTTTTTAGGCGAGGGTGCTGGCACTGGTACAATTGATGACGCATACACAGGCGCAAGGGCTACAGAGGCTTATATTTGCGATGATGATTTTGAAATGAGCAATGGCTCAGAGCCATACAGGATAGTTTAATATGCCAAGTTATAGAGAGATAAACGATACAGAGGTTGCAGTTGATGCCCCTCTTACTCAGCAATTATTACAGGCTTTAAAAGATAATATTACAGCCATTATTGAAGATGACGCATCTGCTCCCTCAATTAAACGGTCAGCAATATCTGATGCTGTTGCTGACCAAAAAGTTGCATCTGCTGGTAATGTTTCTATTGGTGCTGAGCAGGTGTTGAGAGCGACAGAACTTAGTACCAATGACAAAATTTCTAATGGTTTTGTTATAGCTGTTGCGGGTGTTTATAACCTAAAAGGTTTGATTCAAAAAACTAATGGCTTTGGGACTTGCAGATGCGATATTTTGAAAAATGGTGTTTCTATTGAAAATGGCACAAATGTTTCATCTACAACAGCAGTAACTATGTCTGCT